GGCCTCGACCTGCGCGGCACCGGCATTACCAGCCTGCCGGACAATCTCACCGTCGGCGGCTCCCTTTATCTTGATGTTGAGAGCATCAGCAATATCGCATACCGCAAGAACTGTGGTTATTCCGGGCGCACCATCTTTGCGGCATGGACGGGCACAGAATTCAAAATCGCGGCGGGATGCTTCTTCGGCACCATTGAAGAGTTTGAAGACGCCGTTGATGACAAATATGACGGCGACGCGGCAGAAGCATACAAAAAGGCCGGGCGTGATTGCGTGGCTGAACTGACAGAAAAGCTCAACCCGAAAGACTGAATTGATTCCGGCAGCCTCCACGGTGCCGGGCTTTCAGAACAGGAGAAAAAGCGATGCGATCCGAAAACCAACAGCAAGCCATGAACCTTATAGCGCTGCTGTGCCTGATGTACCACTTATCGCCAGCTGACCTTGAGGCCATCGCCCACCAGCTCGCGCACTTCGATGCAGTTTGTGATTACAGAACACAGGGGATTAACAATGTTGCGTGTCATTAATACCGAAACGACTGGGCTGGAAGGCGGCACGGAAACTGTGGTGGAAATCGCCAGTGTCGATATTGTCGACGGCGTGATCTGCAACCCAATGAGCGACCTCGTTAAGCCAGGCGTGGCGATCGGTTTTGAGGCCATGGCTATTCACCATATCACCGAAGACATGGTGGAAGGCGCGCCGCTGCTCAGTGAAGTAATTGGCCGCTATCTGGGGGCAGATGCCTACGTCGCCCACAACGCGAAGTTCGACAAATCCAAACTGCCGCAGATTGATGCGCCGTGGATCTGCACCGCCAAGCTGGCGCGTTCGCTCCTGCCAGAGCACAAGAGCCACAGCAACCAGTACCTGCGTTACAGCCTCGGGCTGAAACCGGAAGTACCAGAAGGGCTTTACGCTCACCGCTCGCTGTATGACTGCTACGTCACCGCCGAATTGCTGCTCTATATGGGCCGACTGGCGAAATGGACGATGGGCGAAATGCGGGCCATCTCCAATAACCCTTCCCTGCTGCATGCGCTCCGCTTCGGTAAGCATAAAGGCGTCCCGTTCGCAGAGCTGGCAAAAACAGAACCGGGTTACCTGCGCTGGCTCGTTGCCAACAGCGACGACGAAGACGTGCTGTTTACGGCTGAACACTGGCTGAACGGGGGTAAATGATGGGTACTCCAGTGCTGATCCTCGGTGATTCTGGCGCGGGCAAGTCCTACAGCCTGCGCAACTTCAATCCGGACGATGTGATGCTGCTCCAGTGCATCCCCAAAATGCTGCCGTTCAAGTCTGCGGGCTGGAAACTTCACGGCAAGCTGCTGCCAGACGGAAGCAAACAGCGCGGTAACGTTCTGCGCTCGGATAACTGGGAAACGGTGCTGGACACCATCTATCGCATGGTGCAGTCGAAAACGCGCCGCATCCTGATCATCGACGATTTCCAGGTGGTCATGCAGCACGAGAACATGAACCGCGCGTACCAGACCGGCTATGCCAAGTTCACCGAAATGGCAGATCACATCTGGCGAATCATCATGGCGGCCACCGAGCTGCCGGACGACTTCCGCGTTTATTTCCTGGCTCACACCGAAGAGACCGAGGGAAAGATCCGCATGAAGACCACCGGGAAGATGCTCAACGAAAAGCTGACGCCAGAGGGCTATTTCTCCATCGTGCTGCGCGCCATCAAGAAGGACGGTAAACACGTTTTTCTCATCAAAGGCGATGACAACGACACCGCCAAAGCGCCGCCTGACCTGTTCCCTGATCAGACGGAAATGGACAACGACCTCCACGCCGTAGACGTGGCTATCACCGAATTTATGACCGAATTGTAACTTTGAGGATTTAACGATGAACCAACCAATGACTTTTATGTGGAACAACGAAACGGCTGAGATGGCGAAGAAAGCAGGCGCAACAGGCGGGATCAGCGAAACCGGTGCTTACGAGGGCGAAATCGTTTCTGCGGTGTACACCTTCGGAAAAGATGGCAGCCAGTCCCAGGCGCTCGAACTCAGCCTGGATTCCAACGGACTTAAGGCGAATTTCCTGCGTATTAACTTCCTTGGCAAAGACGGCCAGCAGACTTTCGGCATGGGGCTGGTATCAGCGCTGATGTGGGTCGCCCAGGTAAAACAGGCGCAACCGCAGCAGGTACAGGGTCAAAACGGCATCGAATGGCACTGCCCGGCACTGGTTGGCAAAAAGGTGGGACTGTTCCTCCAGAAGGTGCTGTACACCAAAAACGACGGCGGCGACGGTTACAAGTTCGAAGTGCGCCATGTTTTCCAGCCAGGAACGCGTAAGACCTACGCCGAGCACGCTGAAAATGCCCCGGCAGAAGCGATCGCTGCGCTTGAACTGTCGATGAAGGACAAGGACGAACGTATCCACGGCGGCGCGCAGTTCTCTGGCTCGCGCAATGCCCAACATGGCGGTAACCCTTATGCAAATCAGACTGGTGGCGCACCACAGTCTCGCTTGCAGCAGAACAGCGGTCAGTCACCGATCGACTTTGACGACGATATCCCATTTGCGCCGATCGGTCTTCCGTTCCCTTCTCACTCTATCTATGCGCTATGACACACGCACAGGACGAAATCAGGGTTGGCGCGGTGCGCCTTCCCTGGCTCAAAGAGAAAAACGGATGGTTGCTGCCGTGGGGTGAAGTCGTTACCAACCCACTGAAGGCGCAACGACTGGCTGAAGAACTTAACGAAAAGCAGGTGGCAGCATGAGATACGGATCAGTTTGCAGCGGGATTGAAGCCGCAAGCGTCGCATGGGAGTCGCTGGGATGGCAACCGGCATGGTTTGCCGAAATCGAAGCTTTCCCGTCTGCGGTTCTTGCCCGTCACTGGCCTGATGTCTCCAACCTCGGCGACATGACCAGAATCGCCGCTGCGGTGCGCGCTGGTGAAGTGGAAGCTCCTGATGTGCTGGTCGGCGGAACGCCATGCCAGGCATTCAGCATTGCGGGTTTACGCGAAGGCCTGTCTGACGAGCGCGGGCAGTTAACACTTTCTTACGTGGAGTTAGCGAATGCAATCGACGAAAAGCGCCGCGAACGCGGGGAAGAAGAAGCGATCATCGTCTGGGAGAACGTCCCCGGCGTGCTCAGCAGCAAAGACAATGCCTTCGGGTGCTTTCTGGCAGGACTTGCCGGAGAAAGCAGTGAGTTGCAGCCAGCAGGGTGGAAATGGACGCACGCAGGTTGTGTGTCTGGACCAGAAAGGGTTATCGCCTGGCGTGTCCTTGATGCTCAATTTTTCGGAGTGGCCCAACGCCGCCGCCGTGTGTTCGTTGTCGCAAGTGCTCGAAAAGACATCAATCCCGCAGCGGTACTTTTTGAGTTCAACAGCGTGCGCCGGGATACTCCGCCGCGCAGAGAAACGCAACCGGAAACTTCCTGCGCCACTGGAAAATGCGCTGAAGGCGGTAGTCACTGGGACAATCCGGTAAATCCGCATCCGACACTTAACCAGTCGCACAATATCGGTGGCATTGGTGCCAGCAATCAGGAAATTTTCAGCCAGCGCGGATCTGGCCTTGTATCAGATGCTTATTCCAGTATCTCCCGCACATTGCTGGCGAAAGAAAACGACAGCACAGCAGAGGATTTGGACACCTATGTTTTGGGGTATGGCGGCGGCAATACCAGCGGCAGCATTGACGTAGCGACCGCATGCACAGCTCACGGCGTGCGAATGGACTTTGATACAGAAACTTTCGCCGTCCATGGTACGCAGGATCCGGACACTAACCGGGAGCTGGCGCACACCATTGGCAGGAATCACGGACAGGAAAACGCGATCACCTGGGGAATTCCGGGCAACTGGATTGGCCGCGCGCCTGAAAACGGCGGAAATGCAACCGCGCCAATGCGCAACCTTTCGCCGTGCCTTACCGTTGCCGATAAGCATGGTGTGGTTATTGCATTCAGCAGCAAGGATTACGGTGCTGATGCCACTCCTTCCTTATCCCCGACACTCCGCGCCGGAAACAGCTACAAAAGCCATGCCAACGGCGGCCAGCCCCCAGCTATTGCATTTGCGCTAAATTGTGCAACGGCAGTGCGTCGCCTGACGCCTCGCGAATGTGAGCGCCTTCAGGGATTCCCTGACAATCACACTCTGATCGGCTGGCGTGGAAAGGATGCCGCTGACTGTCCGGACGGTCCACGCTACAGAGCGATTGGCAACTCTATGGCTGTGCCGGTAATGCGCTGGATCGGTGAGCGTATCACCGCAGCGCTTTCCGTTGAAGCGCCTGCACCGCGCAACTGGCAGCGCCCGTTCCTTAAATGGGCAGGCGGCAAATATTCGCTGCTGCCGGAGCTGTACCAGATTATCCCGGCAGGCAAGCGACTGATTGAGCCGTTTGTTGGTGCTGGTGCTGTATTTCTCAACTCTGACAAGCACGAAAGTTTCCTGCTGGCGGACGTTAACACCGATCTGATTAACCTCTGGCAGATGCTGGAGGCTGACCCCCTCCGCGTTATGGATTTTGCCAGAAACCTGTTTGAATCCGGCAGAACGGAGGATGGCTACAAATCAATCAGAGCGAATTTTAACGCTCAGCTCATGAATGCTCCGCTGCGTGCGGCAGCATTTTTGTATCTCAACCGGCACTGCTTTAACGGCCTGATGCGCTACAACCGCGATGGTTTTTTTAATGTCGGCTTCGGAAAGTACAAAAAACCGTATTTTCCGGAAGCGGAGATCCTGGCATTCAGGGAGAAATCGCCTCAGTGCGTGTTCATGAATGCTGATTTCCGCCGGACGCTGGCGCTGGCAGGTGATGGTGATGTCGTTTACTGCGATCCGCCGTATGAGCCGATGCCCGGAACCGCTGGCTTTACCAGTTATTCCGCTGGTGGTTTTTCATGGGCGGATCATATTTCACTTGCGGAAAGCTGTGTGGCAGCACACCAGCGAGGTGCGAAAGTTCTTATCAGTAACTCAACAGCGCCGCGAGTTATTGAGCTTTATGAACAGCACGGTTTCACTCTGCACCGCGTCAGTGCTCGCCGGGCTATATCCAGCAAAGGCAGCACCCGCGAAACAGCGAGTGATGTCGTAGCCACTTTGGGAGTGAAGTGATGATGAGGCTGATTAATCGCAGTAAGCAATCACCTATCGGTCGCCGCGCTTGCGATGCTGCGCTGGCGGCGCAGCACGCAAAATATGGCGATTACGGCAGGCAGAAGCACCAGACAAATTACACCGTTGAGGTGGATGGCATGAAGGTCACCGTCGAAGTCGTCAACCGGGCCACCAGCTATGTCGCCACAGCAATGATCGGCGTTCGTAAACTTCGAAACCTGCCTGCACAGGCACACTGATTAACAACGACGGCCCCGGATGGGGCCACTGGAGAACATCGATGGACGAAGAAGTATTTACCAGAGATGAGGCCGCCGCCTTCCTTAAAGTGGATAAAGGCACGATTGCCCAGTGGATAAAGTCCGGTCGCCTGGCTGCTACCCGAAAAAATCCACATAAGAAAAAAAGCCCATACCTGATCTGCAAAACAGACTGTATTGCGGCAGTGAAGAACCCGATCCACAATCAACCCGTGAATGCGGTTGATGTGCAGGAGGATAAAGCATGTCAATCAAACAACGTGCCGGTACGTGGCACTGCGACTTCGTTACGCCTGGTGGAAGTCGAATTAGACGGTCTCTTGGGACAACGGACAAAAGGCAAGCGCAGGAGCTCTATGATCAGCTGAAAGCTGAAGCATGGCGAGTTGATAAGATGGGGGAGTTTAAGCCGCGAACGTTCGATGAAGCGTGCGTTCGCTGGCTTAACGAAAAGCAGCACAAGAAAAGCCTGGACGATGACAAAAGCCGGATCGGATTCTGGAGGATGCACTTCAAAGGAATGGACCTGTCAGCAATCACGGAAGACAGGATCTTGTCGGCGGTGAGTTCGATGGTTAATCGCAAACATCGAATGAACTGGGAGGCTAAACGGGACAGTCTGCTACGAAGAGGTAAGCCGGTTCCTGAATTTAAGGATAAACCAGCGTCGCTGGCGACGAAGGCGACGCACCTTGCTTTCATCCGGGCGCTGTTACGATGCGCGGCCAACGAATGGCGATGGATAGCCAAAGCGCCGAACATCAAATGCCCGGTCCCGAAAAATAAGCGTATTCGCTGGCTAACCAAAGAGGAAGCGGCGAACCTGATCCGGGAACTTCCCGAGCATATGAAGCCAGTTGTTATTTTTGCACTGGCGACAGGGCTGCGCAGGTCGAACATCACCGATCTGGAGTGGTCACAAATTGATATGCAGAGGAAGGTCGCGTGGATTCATCCCGAAGACGCGAAAGCAGGAAGGGCGATTGGGGTCGCCCTGAACGAATCGGCCTGTAAGGTGCTGCGGGAGCAGCTGGGGAAACATAACCGGTGGGTCTTTGTTCACACCGAATCATCCGTTCGCCCGGATGGCACGAGAACAAAGGCGGTGCGCAAAATGCGGTCTGATGCTAACACGGCATGGCGCGCGGCGTTAAGGCGGGCGGGAATAGAAAATTTCCGTTTCCATGACCTGCGGCACACCTGGGCGAGCTGGCTTGTTCAGTCCGGCGTACCACTCAGTGCGCTACAGGAAATGGGCGGTTGGGAAAGTATCGAGATGGTACAGCGTTATGCACATCTGGCACCGAATCACCTGACGCAGCATGCCATGCAAATCGACTCATTCCTGGCGGGGAATGGCACAAATATGGCACAAGGCGCTTTTGCTGAACTGGTGAATATCGCGTGAACCCGCGTGGTTAGTGGTGCCGATAAGAGGAGTCGAACCTCCGACCTTCGCATTACGAATGCGCTGCTCTACCAACTGAGCTATACCGGCCCTGAGACGTGTTCACGAGCGTGAATCACGGTGTAGAAGGTTAAATCTAACAGGGTGATGCGTCAATAACCCAGGTAACCAACTGCCTGTTTTTGCATCACCCTGTTTCATTTAAGCACGAATCGTATCGTCGCCGAAGCCAATCCACTTGTACGTCGTCAGCGCTTCCAGACCCATCGGACCGCGCGCGTGCAGTTTTTGCGTGCTGACAGCCACTTCTGCCCCTAGACCAAACTGCCCGCCGTCGGTGAAACGGGTGGAGGCGTTCACATAGACCGCCGAGGAATCCACTTCGTTGATAAAACGATCGGCATGGCGCAGCGTACGCGTCAGGATGGCGTCGGAATGCTGTGTACCGTGCTGGCGAATATGCGCGATAGCGTCATCAATGTCGCTGACGACTTTAACATTCAGATCCAGCGACAAATACTCATCGTCATACTGCACGGGTTCTACTGCCACCACCTTCGCTGGCCCGGCTTGCAACGGCACCATGGCGTTGTCGTCGGCATGCAGCGTGACGCCGCTTTTCGCCATCTGCTGGCTCAACGCAGGCAGAAACGCACCAGCAATCTTCTGATGCACCAGCAGCGTTTCAACGGTGTTACAGGTGCTCGGGCGCTGGGTTTTCGCGTTAACGATAATCTTCAGCGCAGGTTCAATTTCCGCACTCTCATCAACGAAAATGTGACAAACACCGATACCGCCGGTAATGACCGGGATCGTCGATTGTTCACGACACAGCTTGTGCAAACCTGCGCCACCGCGAGGAATGATCATGTCGATATACTTATCCATGCGCAGCATTTCGCTCACCAGCGCACGGTCCGGGCTTTCAATCGCCTGAACCGCACCCGCAGGCAATCCGCACTCTTCCAGCGCCTGCTGGATAACTTTCACTGTGGCGGCGTTGGTGCGCCAGGTCTCTTTACCGCCGCGTAGAATCGCCGCGTTACCGGTTTTCAGACACAGCGAGGCGACATCTACCGTCACGTTCGGACGCGCTTCGTAAATCACACCAATCACCCCGAGCGGAACCCGGCGACGCTCAATGCGCAGGCCGCTGTCCAGCAGCCCGCCGTCGATCACCTGCCCGACCGGATCGGCGAGCTGGCAGACCTGACGAACATCGTTCGCGATCCCCTGCAAACGCGCAGGGTTCAACGCCAGACGATCCAGCATCGCGTCGCTCAGGCCATTCGCGCGTGCCTCGGCGAGATCCTGTTCATTTGCGCGCAAAATTTCTTCGGTCTGCGCTTCCAGATAATCAGCAATTTTTTCCAGCACCCGATTTTTTTCGCGGCTGGAGAGTAATGCCAGCTGGTAAGAGGCCGCTTTGGCCGCAATACCCATTTTTTCCAGCATGTGAGGCTCCTTAACGGGTGATCATATCGTCGCGATGTACAGCCACCGGGCCATACTCGTAGCCAAGAATGGCATCGATTTGCTGCGAGTGGTGCCCCGCGATGCGGCGCAGCGCGTCGCTGTTATAACGGGTGACACCGTGGGCAATGTCGCGACCATCGAGATTACAGATACGGATCACTTCACCACGGGAGAAGTTACCTGTCACGCTTTTAATCCCTTTTGGAAGCAATGAGCTCCCTCTTTCCAGAATTGCGCGGGTTGCGCCTTCATCAACAGTGATTTCTCCGGCTGGCGGCGCACCGAAAATCCAGCGTTTGCGGTTTTCCAGCGGTGAGGCCTGCGCGTGGAATCGCGTGCCGACGGAAAGCCCTTCCATCACATCACCAATCACACCAGGACGACTACCTGCGGCAATAATGGTATCGATGCCCGCACGACAGGCGACATCAGCGGCCTGAAGCTTGGTGCCCATCCCCCCCGTACCCAGCCCAGAAACGCTGTCGCCGGCAATCGCGCGCAGCGCATCGTCGATGCCGTATACGTCCTGAATCAGTTCGGCCTGAGGGTTAGTGCGCGGGTCGGCGGTAAACAGCCCCTGTTGATCGGTCAGCAACAGCAACTTGTCAGCACCGGCGAGAATAGCGGCCAGCGCAGAAAGGTTGTCGTTATCGCCCACTTTGATTTCTGCCGTGGCGACCGCGTCGTTTTCGTTAATCACCGGCACGATGTTGTTATCAAGCAGCGCGCGGAGAGTGTCGCGGGCGTTAAGGAAACGCTCGCGATCTTCCATATCGGCGCGGGTCAGCAGCATCTGGCCGACATGAATACCATAAATGGAAAACAGCTGTTCCCACAGTTGGATCAGGCGACTTTGCCCCACTGCCGCGAGCAGTTGTTTGGAGGCGATGGTGGCTGGCAGTTCAGGATAACCCAGGTGTTCACGTCCGGCCGCGATGGCGCCAGAGGTGACAATCACAATACGATGCCCTGCGGCATGCAACTGCGCGCACTGGCGCACTAATTCGACAATGTGGGCGCGATTCAGGCGGCGCGATCCACCCGTTAAAACACTGGTACCCAGTTTGACCACCAGCGTCTGACTGTCACTCATGATTCTCTGCCGTTCAATAAAAATGAAAAATCCGTATCGAACAGACGTTTTAACAGGACTCCCGCCGCTTGCCAACTCTCATGGCGAAAGGGGTGAAACTTTATTGCGCGGGATCAGGAAGCGTAACGGCAACATTTGACAACTTTATGACGAAAACATGAAAACACAACTATTTAAAAGTATTCTGAAATTGTCATAAAAGTTTCACTCCTGCGAGTTAAAAACCTCTCTGATTTTCACGGGGCTTGTTCCCCCTACGACAATTAGCGCGTTTTTTAAACTCGGGATTGAAAATGAAAAAAAGCACACTGGCATTAATGATAGCAGGCGTGATGGCTTCTCTTTCAGCTCAGGCTGCAGAAGTCTATAACAAAGATGGTAACAAGCTGGATCTGTACGGTCGTGTGAAAGCTGAGCACTACTTCAGCGACAACGACGGTGTGGACGGTGACCAGTCTTATGCGCGTCTGGGCTTTAAAGGCGCCACTCAGATTAACGATCTTCTGCAGGGCTACGGTCAGTGGGAATACCAGATCGCAGCGAACAAAGTGGAAGGCGATGCCAACACCACGAAAACCCGTCTGGCGTTCGCCGGTCTGAAAGCCGGTGATTACGGCTCATTCGACTACGGTCGTAACTACGGCATTCTGTATACCGTCGCAGCGTATACCGATATGATCCCGGAGTTCGGTGATGACTCCTATATCAAAACCGATAACTTCATGACGGGTCGTGGTAACGGCATGGCGACCTACCGTAACAACAACTTCTTCGGTCTGGTTGATGGTCTGAAACTGGGCCTGCAGTATCAGGGCAAAAACGAAAACGATGGCCGTGCTGCCAGCAAAGCCAACGGCGACGGTTTCGGTACATCTCTGAGCTATGACTTTGGCGACACAGGTCTGACGCTGGGCGCGGCTTATGCTAACTCTGACCGCAC